TTTGATACAAATCTTTTGCTGCATTAAAGCCCTTCATATTGGCAATATCATGTTCATCTTTTGATCTTTGCCCAAAAGTATAATGCTTGTGATGAAATAGCGGTCCACTAATACGGTCATGTTTACAGACTCCTAGTTCATGAACAATATCATGCAATTCCTGGTCACAAAACATGTGATTGTAGACTTTGTTATAAATGATACGATTCAACTTTAAGAATGTTTTATAATCCATTACTGGCATTGAGATTATATTCTTCATTTGTCCGTCATTGACTTTAAATACTCCAGAAAAATCCTCATATTGTCGAAGCAAATAAGTATCCCAAAAATATGGTGGAACAAAATCATCTGAAGCCACAACAAGAATGTCTTTGTATCCTAGATCTAAAGTTTCTGTTATTGCGTTAAGCGGTTTTACTACTCCACCATCAGGATTATTAGCAACGATAATATTTTCAAACTCTTCATTTAGCAAGTAGTTCCGCTCTTCAATGGAATCTACTGCAATTATAACTTTGAAATTTTCTTCACTGCTTGAAGTCATTATCCAATTCTTCAAGTTTTCAGCAAAGTCTTTTACTCTAATCGTAGGCCATAGTAAGTATATCATACTTCCGCTTTTTTTAAGGCAGCAAGATCATCTGCTATTTCACGAAGTTTAGCTTCAGGCAATCCAAATTTTGCAAAAAGATTACCAGCTCTATCTTTCATTTCGATAACCAGGCAAAGCTCTCCTTCGATAATTTCATAAGGAAGCTCGACTTCTATTTTACTTATTCGTTTCTTAAGCTGTTCGAGTTCATCTTCTACTGCAAATCGAGTTCGACCATCGGCTGTAGTTCCGATTAAGGGAGGACTTGTATATGATTTAACAACACATCGTGGGCATTTCTTATATTCTCGACCTGAATCTGGATCTCCAGTGCGAAGTATAGCACCACATCCTTCACAAATAATTGTTGTTATTGACATAAGTCCTCACATGATTGAAGCGTTAAAATTTTACTGCATTTCGAAACACCAAAATTAGGATCGGGAACTGCCCATCCTGGATACCAGTAATCCAATATTGTTCCATACAGTCTTGGAATATAGGTATATTCGTCATACTTATATTCATACCTATATGGTCCCATAGGATGTATCATATTTATTGGAAGATTTTTGAAATGGTAAGAACTTGGGATACCATCTTCTGGAAATTCTAAAAAGTAATCGTATGTGTGCCAAAGTTCACCTTTTGCTTTTACAAAAACAAACATATCTAGGTGGATGCCATTACCAAATTCGAAACTTTCAAATAAAATCTTATTGTTCCTATCATCTATGATTCTATTCGTTGGTGTTAATTCCTTACATATTGATTCTCGGATACTCTCATAGTCGTCACCGAAATAGCAAATATCTATATCCTGCTTAAAATCAATACATTGTTTATGGTCACGAATTAGGTACAGTAAAGCACCAAATCCGACAAACCACTTCGGATTTTCGCTTTTACTGCACCCTAAAATGTCAGTTATTATGCCTAGTGCATTTTCAAATCGAATCATTTTTTAGCAATTCTTTTTAGGCTTTGAGTTTTCTTTGCATGTTCTTCAGCCATTTTTGCAGCTTCTCTTGCAGCGGCAGAAAGCCTTTTGGAATCGGCTTTAATTTCTTCAGCCTGGGCGAGAGTATGAGCGTCATTCTCTGCTTGCCATTTTTTTTCACTGAATCTAACTGATGGGTTCATAGGGTTCTCCTTTGATTGTGTTATACTCTATCATTTCAGATTTCGTAGCATATTCTGGTTTTCTTAACATAATATTTTTGAAAGGATGCCATTCTACTAATTCTGATAATATTAATAATATAGCTTCTTGCATTCCAGTATAGTCAAACTTTTTATTCTCAAGTTTCCAGGAAATAAATTGGCTATAAACATTTTTACATCGTGGGTGGATTGTTATTCGTTTTAGTTCCATAAGACGTTGAAGGACTATAAGTGAACCAAGGGGATCATATTTCTTCGCTTCTTTTAATTTAACAGATTGGTTCGAACAGTGAGTCTCAAAAGCCCTATTAAATTCCTTTTGAACTGAACGCTTAAATTCTGAAAACAATTCTTTATTCCCAAATATTTTATCTACAAAGTAATTCCGAAGTCCCATTTTTACTATGATATTTTGGACTATAAGATCACAGTCTGGCTTTTCAGCGAACACTTCATTGTATATAAATAGGTTTTGTTTAGTCTGGTCCCAGAATGCAAACATACAATTAACGGTTAAATCAGGGTCTAAGACTATAGCACCATAGTGTTTCGAGTTGTCTTCAGATAATCGGAAGTTAGGTTCATCATTACGCATCCAACTAATACCCAGATCAGGCATAATATGTTGGTTTCCACCTGCTTTTGGTACGAATGCAAGCACTACAGCATCAGCTCTATCGGGTGATTTAATACCTCTTTTAAGCATAGCCTGCTTAGATTCGGCCTTTATTTTACCATTTTCTGTAACCATTTTCTTTGGAGAAGCTAATTCTGAGATCAATTCTCCATCGTTTGGGATAGAAATAAGCTCATCTTCAGGGTATTTTCGTAGATCATTGACGTGTTCATAGGTCTTTTCGAACCTTCTCGATAGACAATACCACCATTCAGCACGAGCATTTATGAAAATATCCTTAGCGAAGGCATTTAATTCCTTATAAAAGACATCACTCGCACTACCACCAGCATCCAAACCATAGTTCGGGAACCGCATTTCCTTTTCAGTGGTAGTTATTGTGCTATAAACAGCGTATCCTACCCCAATTTTATCATAATGGAAGTAGTCTACCCCTATTTTATTACACAAATCTATAGCTTTATGGGTTAATTGAACTCCATTCTCTATGTTAAACGCTTCTACGGTAGTACAAGGACCAAATCTTACAGCCAAAGAGCTTTTATTCGCTCCACCAGCAGCTACATCAAGGCCAGCAGACTTAATTCCGATTGGTTTTAGGCTTAAATCAACGGCAGCAGCTATCCATTCGGGTTTAATAAACAAACCTTCAACGGAAGCATGGTAGTTTATGTCTATTTCCTGGGCTATAATCACAGGATCGTGTTCTTTTTTCTGAAGATCATACCATCGGTCATCTTTTCGAGGATCAAAACGCCAATGGAAAGTGAAGACAGGTACTCGACCACTATGTCGTTTCTGGCCAAAATGATTCATTCCCTTTGGAGTACTTAAATCTATCTGGCAGTTGGTGTTTGCAGACAAGGCAGCATCAGCTTTCATGGGAAATTCCAAGGAAGCGGCTTCATCGACCAGGTAAATAGTTCTTCGACCACCACGACCAATATCTTTACCACCTTGACCAGTGATATATGATCCCATATCAGGATTGTATATGTTCCCGATCTTAATATGTTTTTGTGGACTAAAGCTAGCAGGAAACCAAAAGCGAGGAAGCATCTTTAAGAGGGATCGAATCTTTTCAAAAATACAGTCAGGGTTATCCCTATCATCTACGTTATCTAACTTATTAGAACCTATGCCACCAGCAAATCCATTGGTCCATCTCCATTCGAAAACCATAACCAAAACAAAAAGCCAGGTAGCACCAGCATCACGAGACTTTTCTACAAGTCCTCGTTTCTGATCCAAGTACATATTAAACAACCACTCGATAAATTCAACTTGCTTTGGAAATGGTATAAAGGGTAAACCAGTGGGTAATCCTACCGCAACTAATCGAGGATCATAGGTCCAGCACCAATCCACGATAAAATCTATGATATGTTCTCGCTTACTTATGTGGAGTATTGTAGCTTTGAGATTTTCGGTATTCTTGGTTACGTTATGGTAAAGTCGTGTCCTTCGGATAATCTCTTCGTTATAGAAATTCTCCAAAATACTAGAGTATTTTTTAGGCTCGGTGTACCTATGGAGACATGCTTCTGCGTATATCTCAGCAGAATTTTTAATGATCTTCCGACTATAGTCAGAAGTCTCTAGACTGAATGTTC